TTCACCACCTTCCATGACCACCGAAGAATGTTCGATTTGTTGGATTTCTTGAGGAGTTAAATAACGCGTATATTCGATTTCCACATCATAATGAACGGTCATAGAATATGTCATGTCACGGAGGCGGGCTTCATTTGGCATCATAATATGGGGACGTTCTTCGTCGTGAATAACTGGTTTTCCAAAATAAATGAATTTCCCCTCTTTTCCACCATAATAGAATTTCAAGGAATGTTTATAATTTTGATGTAATTGGTCGTAATCTTTGCCATGAAGGGTTTGAGGATTATTTTCTTTGAAAATGCGGAAAAAATCGTGCTGAAAAAAATGGTCATAGGAACGAATATGATGTTGGACTAAATGTTGCGGATTATCACGAAAATAGGTTTGAATAAATTCCCATAATTGATTATTATCTAAAACGGTCATATTATATTATATGATGAATGGATGGGGTGGGATGCGCTCTTAAAATAATTTCGACTTTTCTTTCTCTATATTGTTTGTTATTTATCCGTATTTTTATTGTGTTTTGGGGGATTATATGATTGTGAAAACAATTATATAAAATTTATTTTTTCGTTTTTTTGATAGATTTGGATTTGGATGTTTGTTTTATAGTATCCGATACCACATATCCACCATATATTTTCGAAGTTTTGCGCTTTCTTGTAATTTTGTTTTTAGAATTTTTCATGGTTCTAGATATATTATAGAACGATTCTTATTTCTTTTTGTCGCAATTTTTGCGTGTTTTACTTGCGCCTTTTTTGCCTCCTTTTTTGTCACATTTTTTGTCACCTTTTTTGCAACTTTTTTTGCCACTTTTTTTGCCACCTTTACTAGAAATATTTTTCTTTTGGGTATATTTATGAGCGGCAAGTAATGCTCCAGGAACAATTAATTGTCCAATGACGTTACCTCCCATTTTTGGCTTGTCTTTTTTACCACCTATACCTTTGAAAAAAGATTTTTTTTTATTTGCTTCATTCAAGACTAATAAAACAGCAGGACCGGCCATTTGTTCTAAACCTCCTCCTTTTTTTTTGTTCAATTCATTGGCTGCGAGTAAAATAACAGGAACAGCTACGTTTTCTAAAGCACCACCTTCATTGTGTTCTGGTACCATTTCTTCTGAAAAATGTTCTTGTGGGAATTCTTCCATATTGGTCATTTGTTTTTATAAATTGTTAAAATCCGTAAAAAATAATTATATAATAGACGCGGATTAAAATAAAATAAAATCGATGGAATGATTTGGAGAATTCAATTCTTCGGGAATTTCAGGGAAAGGAGGGGTCATAGAATTTATGATTTGTAATGTTTGTAAAAATTGGGATTGTGGTTTATATATTTTTTCATAAAAATCTTCGGATAAAAAATGGGAAAACGCGATGGCTAAATGTTTCCATAATCGAAGCATTTTTTTTTCATAAAAAGATAGTGGATAAACCATACCAAAATAAGAATTCGTTTCATCGTTTCGAACAGAGTTTATTTTACTTATTAATTGGCCGTTTGGTTTGGTAGTAGTAATGACAAATGGGTCGAAATACATTTTCAAATATTCTTTCAAAACGAAATGAATACCATAAATGAAATCCTGTTTGTTTTTACGGTTTACAGGTGGATTATCATAACGTTCAGGTGGTATTATTTTCTCCATACATAGCCCATGATAACAGAATGCTGTTTTTTTATATAAGGTTTTCAATGTTTTCAGATTCAAACGTTGAAGAAGAACGGTGAAATAGTCATCGATTAAATATTTGCCTAAAAAGTATTTATTACGGACTTCGTCATCTACAAAGGACCATATTAAATGAATAATATCATCAGGTAATTTTTGAATTTTTTCAGTGTCAATGGATATGGCCGTTAAATCCATTTCACGTCTTGAATTCACGTGATTATTTAATTTACGAGCATATTTGATGTCTACGATTTGCGATTTTATGTTTTTTGTAAGTTCAGTCCATAAAAGCATGGAATGTTGAAATTGATTGAATAATATGATTTGAGAAGCGCGTATCCATTCTTGAATATGTTCGTTACTATAATGGGAAAGTTCTTCCGTATTTATATCAATAAAAGGGTCATGAATACATGTATAAGGTATTTTATCATTTTTGGCCATAAATATTACCATATCATCTGTTTTTCGTGTTTTGGAAAATTGATAGATTCTGGGGGGTCGTGGATTAAATACATAAGGGATAGGTGGCGGGGTATTTACTTCTTCCATTTTCTTATATATTTACATAAATCTCTATTTCCATTTTGAGGAGGAGGGTGGGGGCTCTAGATTTCATCAAATGAAAAAAGGTATAAGAATTGGTTGAGGTGACCCATCATTTCGTCGCGTATATTCAATAAATCGCTGTCTTTGGTGTCTGAAAATACATTATTTAGATTTTCTAGTTGTTGAATATAATATAATATTTTGTCGACCATTTTGGTTTTGGATTCAGGAGTATATGCTCGGATTTCTTCGTTAATGATACGAATGCGATTGGGGGAAAACATTTTTCCTTGCATGACTTCGACAAATTGGTCTACTAAATCGGATAATTTACCGTGTAATTCGTCAGTAGCTTTATGTTGCGAAAAACTGTGCGTATTCCAATGATATAATTTGATAGTAGTTAACATTTCCAAGAATAATTTGACCAATTCGGATTTGTCTAAAGATTTGGAATTTTTGGTGAAGGTTTTTGGGGGAATATTTGGTATCACGGGGTTATTGGTATTTTTCTTGGCGGTTTTTCGGATTTTATTTCTTTTTTGTGATTTTTTGATGGAAGACATTTCCGTAGTTGATGATGATATTGATAATAGGATGAATTTGAAGAACAATAATAAGAAGATAAATATATTATACTATGTTAATTTATTTGTTATTGTGATTCGTTGTGTATTATATGAAAAGAGATGAATCTAGAATTACATTCGAATTCTAAAATTGAGATATGGAGTACGTTTTTCCAACATTTGGAGGGATTTACCGAAAGTGTAAATTTACTATTTTATGCTGACCGTTTTTATATACAAACCATGGATAAAAGTCATGTCGCGGTATGTGAACTATTTTTGCCGGCAACGTGGTTTGATAAATATACTGTTCATGAAAGTATTACAGGAAATAAAAAATATATATCGATTGGAATCAACGTGGGAATGATGACCCGTATTTTGAGAATTATGAGTAATCGTACGTTATTAGGTGGGGAAGGTGGGGGAGGTATAAAACCGCGTGGGAAGGAAAAAATCATATTGAAAATGGGGTATGAATATAATGGAGATGCTTTGGACCTAGGAATATGTATTTTAGGGTTTGAAGGGGAAGAGGCGACGGAAAAGAAAATTCAAGAATATATGTTTGAACTTCCTCTCATTTTTTTGCCACATGATATGATGAATATTCCGATAGATACCGAATATACCGCTGAAATTAGGTTAAGTTCGGAATGGATGGCGGAAATAGTGAAAACATTAAAGGGGTTTGGGGATATAGTGGAAATAGAATGTTCGGAAAATGAGATTGCGATATCCGTAAATGGGAGTGAACAAGGTATCATGCGTGTGCCAATATCAACGGATAAATTGGCATTTTTTTCAATAGAAGAGGGTGCGAATATGGATGTATTTATTCGGTTGAAATATATGCTTATTATGTCCTCTTTCCATAAACTGTCAAAACAAGTGATTCTGAGAATTGAAAAAGACCGTCCAATACAATGGGTATATTCTTTGGAAAAAGAAAAGCCCATATTGGCAGCAGCAGAGGAAAACGCAGAAGAAGACGACGGTTTTGAAAAAGACCCAGAAGCTAGATTGGTGTTTTATTTAGTTCAATGTGAGGAACCTTAATTTTATATATTTCAGGAGGGAGAAAGAAAAAAGGGGGTGTGAGGTAAAATGAAAATAAACATAGATTTTTCTCATACTATAGAAAAAATAAAAAATAGTAAATAAAAATAGTAAATAAAAACAGTAAACAGAAATAGTAAACAGAAACAGAAAATGTTAGGATTAGGTGAATTTTCGTTTTTTTTAGTATTTTTTGTGGTAATCTTTTTATATTTACATATTACTGCGCATTACCGGAAAGGAGAAGATTTGGAATTATTCGAAACGGATTTTATCAATCCTTCCAAATTACAAGATTCATGTGAATCGAGACAGCCTTTGATGATATTAGGGGTCCCAGGAATATCCAAATTACCTTCTAGAGTCGATTTGTTGAAAGGAAATGAACATTATGAAGCAAATATACGTGATATGAGTCAATGGAATACTACGGTTGAACGTCCAATGGCAATGGAAACATTGGTGGAAATTACACGTCCACGGAATTTCGAAATGGAAAAAATATTACGGGCTTTAGAATCAGATAAAAATGGGAATTATATTTCAGAAGGGAATGATTTTTTCTTAGAGGAAGTGGGGTTATGGAAATTATTACAAAAATGGGGGGATGACCGATTTCGTCCTAGTTATAATGTGAAAAAGGAATATGATTTTATCATGGGTTCAAAAGGGGCTTGTACACCTTTGAGATATCATACCGCTTATCGTAAATTCCTAGTTGTCCGAGGTGGCGGGGTTTTCGAAGGGGATGGGAATTTAGTCGTTCGCATGACGCCATGGAAAAGTCGAAAACGGATGGAATGGATACGGGATGATATCGGTATGGAAACGGTATCATCCATGATGGCATTTGGGGGTCGTAGAGACCAAAGCGAAGAATGGTCGAAAGTTCGATTTTTGGAATTTATTGTGCCAGAAGGTCAAGTGTTATATATACCCCCTTTTTGGTGGTATAGTATTCGTTTTCCAGGGCCTAATGTATTTGCGTATAGTTTTACTTATTGGAGTGCGATGAATTGGTTATCCAATGGTGACATTTGGGCACGGTATTTATGGGCTATACAATCAGAGACTGTGAATTCAAATCAACGGAAATTATTATCAATACGAGATACCGAAGATTTGAATCTAATGGAAACGGTGGAAATGAGTGGCGATGAAAATATGGTGGAAATGGTGGAAACGATGGAAATGGTGGAAACGATGGAAGAAAATACGCCATGTAGCATAGAAGCCGCAATGGAATCAGAAATTGCGAAAGAAGAATTGAAACAAAAGGAAGACCCAATTTTTCAATCTTTGGTCATACCAACATGAATTTAGTTACTTTATTGAAATGGAAAATTACATAAAAGTAAACATAGATTTGGCAGGGGCTGGTTCAGGCGCGGCGGAATTGGCAGTAGGGTCATCAATTTCATTGGATAATTCAACGGATTGACGAACGGTACTACATTTAATGGGTACAATTTTATATTTATAACATCGTTCACCATATTGATAAGTTTTACCTTCAATTTGTCCTAAAATGGGGCCGTGATAAGTAATACAAGATTGTCCAGAACAAGATTGTTTGAAAATAGTGGAAAGGCCTAGTCCTAACAAAATAGACAATAAAATTTTGCCCAAAGATGAATTTAAAAGACGACTGATATTAAAAGCCATTTTCAAAAGAATAGAACAAAAATTTGGGAGGTGGATGAAAAATAAAAGAGGGGAAGGTTATATAATAACAATATATAACCTTTATAGAATCGCGTGTAAAAAATGGATTATAGTAGATATATTTTAGCCATCGTGGTAGTAATGGTATTAGGAATTATTGGAGAACAAGTTCGTAAATCAATTAAATCTCTTGATAATGGAAACAAAAAGGAAACTCAAAAAGGAAACGGTAATAAAAATCAAAAGGACGAATATGATACTGTAAAACAATATTTATTAAATCAATCGCCATTATATGGACAGAATCGTCCTAAAATTTGGGTACACACAAAATACGAATATAATTCGCGTAAATGGAAATCATTTTATTCTCGAAGTTCCTATGATTTAAATCAACCCTATATCCATTTAACGATTAAAAGTATTATCAATCATTGTGGAGATGATTTCAATGTATGTCTAATTGACGATGATTCTTTTGCGAAACTCATTCCTAGTTGGAATGTGGATATGTTTAAAGTATCGGACCCAGTGAAAACGCATTTGAGGGAATTGGGGATGGTACAATTATTATATTACTATGGTGGGTTGGTGTTACCAAATTCTTTCATTTGTTGTAAAAATATGATGCCCTTTTATTTAGACGGTATTGGAGAAAAAGAGGACCAATTTTTCGTGACAGAACGTCCAAATCGTTATGACGATTTTAATCACGAGATTGGAAAACGTAATTTTGTGCCAGATAATTATATTATGGGTTGTAAAAAGGATTGTCCAATGGTCAAAGAATATATGGATTATTTAAAACGTTTATATCAAGTCAACGATACACGTATTCTTTCGCCCTTAGGACCCATGCCTTTATTTGATGGAATTATACGTGCGGATAGAATTACAGGAAATATGGTAAGTGATACTGCTGGGAATGTGGTATTGGGAATACGTAGTGGAGAAGAAGCAAGTGGTGTTCCGGATTTAGATGGTCCTAGAAATTTCGAGACGGTTCAGTCTTTTTATACCAATGAAACCGAATTTACTGGTGAAAAAGCGCAATGGTTATTGAGTAAAATAAAAAATCACGAAATTGGCTTAATTGGCGGAGAATATGTGGGAGTGAAATCGCGCCAGAAAAAGGTGATTGATTTGGATGAATTAATGGCGGATGGGTTTTTGGATGTAGATAATTCTGAATTATATGGAGTATATATTCCTGCGGATGATTTACTGATACGTACAAAATATGC